GAATCCAGAAACAATTTAGTTAATTCCCTATCCCAGGCATTCAAGAAGGATGGATCTAAAAACCCACAAAAGGATGCTCTTGATATGGTCAGAAAGCTGGACGACAGCCGTGACCTTGTTAATAAAAGGGTCAGTGCCAAGAGGGGAATGAATGTCATTGCCGAGAACAGTAGACTGTTCAAGCAACGAAAAGTTCTGGACAAGACGATGAAAGAATTCCTTGGTGAGTTCGACACTCCAGGTGAAAAGGTCTTCGGCACTATTTCTAGGCTCGGAAGATTGGTCGCACAACAGGAAGCTGCATTAAGGATTTCTGATAACCTTCAGCGTTCTGGTGCAGCCATACGGGCTAATCAAATACCAGCTGGTATGGAAGGAGAATACAAGATTCTTGAAATCAACAACGAGCCAATTAAGAGAGCCGTGGATGCGAATGCTCCTAGGGAAAACTTGTATGTCCTAAAGGAGGTCAATGAATCCATCAAACAACTTTATGCTACTGGAGTTCCGCAGTACACTAGCTTGCTGGTTGAAAATGTTTTTACTAAAATACTTAGCTCTACTACTGGCTTGACTAAGTTCGTCAAGGTTCCGCTAGCACCAGCCGCTTACTCACCTCAGCTAGTAGGTAATGCCTTTATGATACTAGGCCAGGGGATGAACCCATTCCGTGGTGCTGGCAAGGGGCTACGTGTAGCTGCTAACGAAGTCTTTGGCAAAGGATTAACCCTAAAAGACATACAGAGATACAAGAGCCTAGGTCTAGTTGATAAGGAGATATTTTCTAGCGATATCCGTAATGCCTTCAACAAGGGATACAGGCTTTTACCGGGAAAGCTGGGCAAGGGGGCTGACTTCGGGATGAAGAAACTTGGCAAGATTTATAGTGCCATTGATACCGCTAATCGGATTACCGTATTTGAGAACTACCAGAAGCAACTGAAGAGTTTAATTCCGGGCATCGATAAGACTGGCAGTAAGAACTTTATGGACTCCGCCACCAGAGATAAACTCGCCGCGGAGTTAACTAATTCAACCTATCAGAACTACGACAGGATATCTCCTTCACTTCGATACCTGTCCAGGGTCGGTGTGCTTAACGAGTTCGTGTCCTTTAACCTTGAGTTAACTAGGACTACATTCAACCAAGCTAGGTTAGCCAAGTCTATGGTAAATGGCTCGTTTGCTAAGAGGATGAAGGATGAATACGGCGTAACCGTGAACCAACGTGCTGCCGCATTTGAGGGGTCAAAGAGAATCGTCGCTCTGTCGGGCGCACTCGGTGCCGCCACAGCAGGCATAGCCGCATTCAATAAGTTAAATGGTTTCGACGATGAGAAGGTTCGGGCCATTAAGGAAACTGCCGCTCCATCTTGGGATGAGAGTAGTGCACTCCTAGTAGAGGACCAGGGTGACGGCAAGATTGGCTTAATTAATATGGGCTACAGAATGCCAGCGGCTGAACTGACCTCGATGTTTCAGGCGGGAATGGGAACTGGTAGTTACTCCGATGCCGCTTCTGCTGTATTCCAATCCTTCACGGATAAGTTCTTCGGTGCGGGAACAATGAATGCCAAGAATATAATCAATACCTTGCAGGACTACAATCCAAACACTGGTCGCAAGATATCCACTAGCGTCAATAGGCTCGATAGGATTATTGACCAAGGAACCTTCTACGCCAAGCAGGGCTTCAACCCCGGATTTGTCAGTGACATAAAAAAGTGGGACGAAAGAACCTCAGGTGAAATGGGAGCTAGGTATCTGACTGGAGAAAGAAAGTTCAATACTACATATCTAGGTGGAGCTTCGTATCGATTCAATCCAATCAATGACAACTTCAGGGGCATTCGAGCGGGTTACTCAGGCTCCCTCAGTCGTTCCAAGAATCCAAGTGAGGCGGGTCAGGAATACGCTAAATACAATGAGAACTACCGTCAGAACGTAGCTGAAACAATCAAGCACGTTAATAACTTGAGGATACTCGAACAGACTGACGAGGATATATACAAGACGCTTCCTAAAAATTTCTCCAAGTTCTTAAAGGATATGGTTATGCAGGGCAAGGTTCCCGATATGCGTATATCTTCATCCATCTCTGGACCAAGGTTGAAAAGAATTGAAGGTTACGTAGAGAACTTCAAGAAGTTACCGCGTGAACTTGGGTTCAAGATGCTTGAGCAGGAAGCCGCACTCGGTAAAATTAAGACGGCTGATGTCAATGACATCATAACTATAGTCAAGCTACAGCAGGGTTTATAAAAAAGCCCCACCCCCCAGAAGCAGTAATCGGGGGATGAGGCTAACTATGAACGAGGCGTAAAGAAGGTGGAACTACTAACAACCACCCGCCGGGATTACTCCTTGGGCTTGCCTCTTTCAAGTATTATACATCATTGGATTCAAGGAACTCCTTGAGCTCTCGCTTCTCGTCCTGCAAAGATTTTCGTTGCTCCTCCCTTCTCTCTATCCTGTAGGATAGGGTCCTGGATTCGTGACGAATCATCTCTATTTGCGTCTGAATCCTCTCGATGTTTTCTTTAGGTATTGGCATAAAGTAAAAATTTAATTGTCAATTTATTCATTTCTAAAAACAAATACATATTTCTGGCATAAAATTGTCAAGGGTTTGTGGACTTAGTATCCACGATTGTTGCGTCCTTGTTGTAAAGGTATCCAGTCATTTTGTTGACTGTCTGAGTTCTGTCGAAGTCAGTCTGCCAAGGCATCTTCCTGCTGTGGAACCTGAAGTCGTAGTCCTGCCTTATTAATTTAGAAATATTCCAAATATAAAGGTAACCCTCGAACTCGTTCACGTATATGAAGTCCTTCTTTACGGACTCCGCTAGTCCTATGTTGGTGTCCAGCTTTAACTGCTCAATGATCCAAGGATCGTAGGCCTTGCGCCTGGACTTGATTTCAAACAAGTAGTTGTCGTTCTCGTAATCAAAGGAACTGAACTGATCCTCAGCCTTGATTAGTTTACTGATGCCCGTGAAGGCTATCATTATCTGCTCCGCTACTTGTGCTTCTGTCATTATGTAAATCTCCCTAGGCAGTGATAGAATTTTAATAAACCACCAATATTCCGCTGCCCTTCTCGGTTCTTGGCTATTTCGTAATACATCTTTGTATAAGGTCCTTTGTCATCCACTTCCTTCGAGGCTTCAAAGTCCCCATCGGTTGGATACATTAGTAACACAATGTCCGCATCGTTTTCAATGTCCCCGGAATCCTTGAGGTCATACAGCTTTAGCTTGCCATTCTTGGCTCCCTCTCGGTTGACCTGAGCAAGCAGTATAACGGCGATGTTTAAATCAATCGCCATCTGTTTTATCTTGTGAGAGATGTCGGCTATACCTTCAGCCTTGCCCATCTTAGAAGAAAAAGGAATGAGTTGTAAGTAATCAATCACGAGTAACTTAACGCCGTATTTATTAACGAACTGCCTGGTTTGGCTACAAAGATCATCTGCACTCTTGACCGCGTGAGATGTATATATGGGTAACTCCGAGAGCTGATTAACAGTCTCGGTTACTCTAGCCATTTGCTTTTCAGTAGCTACGTTGTCCTCCACGTTACGAATGTTGACTCCAGATATTACCTGCGTCAAACGCTTTGTCAGTTGCTTCTGTGGCATCTCAAGTGAGAAGATACCGCAGTGATGACCGTCCTTCTTGACTGCCTGTAGTGCAATGTATAGGGCCAGGGCGGACTTACCGCAGGATGTGGGGGCAGCGATGGTCATAACCTCACCAGCGGCGATGCCTCGATTGCCTAAGTAATCATCGAACTTATTGGTATGCGTCTTTACTACATCGGGTTCGTATTCGCCGGACTGCATCTTCTGTATATCCTCAAGTAATTCCTTGGCGGATTCGCCTATCTTTACTTTGGATTGGCTGGCCAGCGGTCTAGCCAGCAGGGTGTTCTCCAGCTCTGAACGAATCTCGTCGTAGCTCCTCGTCTCGGACTCAACTTCTTCGACGGCTAGCCTGCACGAACGCATAAGCTCACGGAGCTTGGATTTTTCTGCCACTATATGCGCAAAGTATGAAGCCTGAGCGGGCGTAGAAGCCATTTCGGTAATGGCAAGTAGCCCGGCTATCCCGCCGACCTCATCAACCCCTCTGAGGGTCTTCAAATGCTCCAGAACGGACACGTCATTCAAGGGCTTGCCTTGAAGTGCTAGTGCTCCGATTGTTTCAAATAGTAATTGGCATCTCTGCAAATAAAAATCGCCCGACTGGACGACTTGAGCAACGGAATCGTAGACTGATGTATTATCTTCTAGTAAACAAGATGCAATTAATCCTTCCTCCGCCTCAGCATTATGTGGTTGCTGATGGACCAGTAGTTCCAATTCGTCTTGATTCATTCTCAACTGTGGACAAAAGAGATCGAAGCAATTGACCCAAAGCGTTGTGCTTTATTCTTATTTCTTTAGGTAATTTCAGGGCATCAATCTCGTTGTGAATGTTGAGGGATACCTCTGCGGCTTCTATAATTTTTGTCATTTTTTGTTAGTATATTTGTGAAGTTAAGAACACTTGAACCCCCCGCCGATTTGCGGAGAGCCAAGCATTCTAGCACAAGGACTTACTTCTTTTCTTCTCTTTCGAGCATCCCTATGGCTATCAATGAGTAGCCAATCAGGTCACGAAAAATGTCCTTGGATTGATCGCCTTTGGTGGTAACTTTTAGCGACCCATCTGAACAGAAAGCCTTAGCTCTCTGGAATTTGTCCTGCATACGGATGCAGATACCTGTAAGGGGATGAACGCCGAACTCAGTAGAGGCGTCAAAGTTTGCAAAGGGGTTATTGCAAGTCTTGCCACCCGTGTAATCCGAGTTCTTGTTAGCTGTCATCGCTAGGATGTCATCCATCTCTTCGGAGCGGAACTTATCCCACCACCCTTTATCAAACAAGGTGTCCAGGTTAGCCATCCTTAGAACGGGGAGTCATCACTCGCTGGCACTGTTGCCGCAGCTGGAGCATTGGCATTAGCGTTTGCGGGTGCATCAGCGGGGTTAACTGCTAGTGACATAAAAGACAGACCGCTCTTAGCGACCTTCTTCCATCCTTTGAGGTAGTAGGTCTTACCCTCTACGTCAATCTTCCCGTTGTAATCAGGTTGATTGGGTTTTTCTTTACGGTCATTCACGAAGAATGTCCCGGTGTTGGTGTTATCGTATTCAGCCATAGTTATTATTGGTTGGTTAGAATTCAGTTGTTGTAACAACTGGTAGAGATTTGCTCTTGCCGTGAGTGTTTGTTGCATCCGCATCCTTGGTATCATCAATAGCAAAGAGTCCATTGAGAGAATACTTGCGAGCATAAGAACTAGCGGAGCCAGTAATCTGTGCCTGGTCCATACCCTTCTTGGTCACTGCGTGTTCTGCGAACCCTGTTGAGGACCCGATAAGTTTGGCCTCCTCATTGTATAGTTCAGCATCGGATCTAACAAAGATGCGATCACCGTGCGCCTCAAGGCTGTCCCTTGATACAAGTGCGGAGCCGTATTTTTCTAGTAATGGTTTGACCGCCGTGAGGATGTCCTCAGCGGAACGGTATGAGTAGTTGCCAAAGTTATTCCTTTGACCCTTAGGAGCCTTGAGCTCCGACTGTATTTTCTGTAGTATGTTCATAGTATTTTTTTGTTAGTTCACGATACAGTTTGCATCGATCTTTTTCATTGGAGCAGGACTCAAGTTCTTTCTTGGTCGCTCCTAGAACTCTTAATTCAACAACCTGTTCGGCGGCTGTCAATGAATTTTTAAATTTTTTCGTAAGTTGTATAAGTCCAACGGGGTGAAGGACATCCAAGGTTTCTTGTTCGAGGTAAGCAGCCATAGCATCGAGGACACCAGGCAAATGTTCCTTGTCACCCTTGCACATCCTGAGATAGAAGTTCTCCACCTTGCCAAGTAGACTGTTCGCTTGTCTGGATATAACACCGCGAACCATCCCGGTCTGGTGGTCGTGGTCAAGAACCCAATCGTCTTTCTTCGAGGCTAGGATAGGACAGCACAATGGCTTGTGCTTCTCCCTGAATTCTTTTATTTTACTCTGAGGAAGATACGTCATATTTTTTCATCCATTCTCTGATACTTTTTTCGGATATGCCACCGAGTTCTGCCTGTATTTCTTTGTATGTCAAGCCCTCATTTCTTAACTGATAAGCTCTGCTTGCGAACTCCTTCTTTTGTTCATCGGTAAATCGTATGCCTCGCCTGGTTGTAGTATCATTGCTGATTAAACCCAAGCGTTTCATTCGATCAAAGCCTTTGGCCTTGCACTCACGGAGGAACTTGTTTCGAGAAATCATTTCATCGAAGTCCTTATCGTTGTGATGTGCTTCCAACAAATCAAGTACGCTTGTTATTGAATTGATGTCGTTCATTCTAATTCTTGTTGTTTGATTGATAGTATTTGCCCGGTCGCACCTCGCTTGAAGACGCATCGCCCAGCCTTGTCGGGAACTTTCTTTAGTATATGTTTCAATGCTGACTTCTCATCATTAGCCCACTTAGAAGTTCTCCCTACGTAGCCGTCAGGCATACCGTTCATAGTGTATTTAATTTCGTATTGATTCATTTCATACGGAGCAGCCAGTAAAGTTCAGCGCACTTCTTCGCTACCTTTATTCCCTTCTGCATATCGCTTTCCTTCCAGTCCTTGTGATGATGCTTCTTGGTATCGCAGTCAATCACAACAGAGCGACAGGCGGGTAAGTAATCCAGACCGTGCTCCTTCATTAGCATAAATGATTCAATGGCTAACTGTTGGCAGTCCTTGGGGTAAGTCTTAGCCTTGCCCTTGGTGTTAGTCCTGCACTTGTAGTCCGCCAAGAATAACTGACCATCGGAATCGTGACCAATGAAGTCCACGCTACCGGCGATCTTGATTCGGTTACTTGCTACGATCTTCTCACAAGCGATTGGCTTAACGCCTTCAGCGTGAATCCATTCGACGAATGGTGTAGCCCACTCATCCCAGACGCTGGACTCGGGCTGTTGGTCGGAGTAAAGGAAGTTGTAATTAACGTGCTCCTCAATGACCTTGTGAACAGTGGTGCCGAACTCCGAGGACTCAATGGTGTCACCAGTAATAGGATGCTCCCTTGTTCCGTATGTTAGACGCTCGATGTCCTGCCACACGAGGTGCGGGAACTGTCGGGCCAGGGATGTAATCATCTTGGGTTTGTAGATACTATCCAAGAAGGCATCCTTTACTATGCCGAGGACAGTAGTAACGGATGGGTAGACTTTTGTTTTTTTCTTAGCCTGAGCTGGGGTAGTTATGTCACCCTCGAACTCGGGCTCGGATACGTCAGTGCAGTTATAAAAGTGAGCCATTATAGTTCCTCCTGGTCCATTACGTATTCGATTGCTTGACGAAGTGACTTGGTGCTGATGCCATCGCAGGGCATTGAGACTATCGGATCGAAGAATCCTTCCTTGTGAATTTCACAAGTGTTAATACTGCCATCAATGTCCGCTTGCCAGATGTGTGTTAGACCCTGGTCAGCGAAGTAATCAAAAACTTCTTCGGTCTTCCTTGGTGGTAACTCACTGTGTTCAACGACTTGAATTGCTGAAGCAATCTCGTCGGCTAAAGCAGGAGATGTCTTGGCTTGGTGCTCAAGTTCCTGCGCTACTTCGTATGCGTTGTCCTTGTTTATGTTCATCATTGTGTTAGTTTATGGATTAGAGTTGCTAGTAAGACTGAACCCCCGACTCCGAGGATGCAACAGAAAACTACAACGGCGGAATAAAAAACATCTTTACCGCCTTGGACTAATTCTTCGTATTCATTTTTCTTCATATTATTTATTGGTTACTCTCTGGATTAAAGTTACGAATGCCTTGGCGGCAGTCTGATTGACAACCCCGTTGCCTAGGAGTCTAAGTCTATCCACTCGGTTGGTAGTTGCGTCCACCCCACGGGTAGTCCCATCAGATGCTCGACCCAGTTCGGATTCAGCTTGCCCGTTGCTTTCCAGATCGGAAGAGCACACGTCTGAACTCCAGTCACGGCTACATCTCGTATGCCGTCTTCTGCTTGAAAAAAAAAACTAGGTATAGGCCAGAAGCGCCGCGGGGCAGAGTAGTGTCTGAGTATCAATGGGATTTATGGACAAGAATCCGACGCGGTGTGAATGAGCAGACCATGCCGGAGAGACCAAAAACATCCGACTGTGGTTGTGATGA